GTGATAAGGTAATTTTTTACAGTCTTATATGATCTACCTACAGCTAATCTTTCAACAAGCTTTTCTAAATCTAAAACATCGATCTCATTAACCTTCTTATAAAAATCAACCATGTTGGCCATAAGAGTTATTTTGTTAACAGCACCTTTATACTCTTTAGATTTAATTGTACCAGCTTCGTATCTTCTTTCTAAATAAGTTACATAAGCTTCGACCGCATTTGCTACTGTAGTTCTATCACCTACTTTTACAAACACGCCATTGGTCTGCTGCACTAGAACATCTCTTTCATAATCTAATGCTTCTGATTTAGTATCAAAGTGTCTTTTAGATTGCCCATCATCTGCAACCCAAGATTTTGTACCATTTTTTTTCTTAGTCTTATCTTGATATATTTTCATTGTCATCTCCCTTGACTATATTATGATATCTTAATTGATATCATATGTATATATATAATGACAGGATATGTCATAGTCAAGAGGTATAAAAATAAAACCCGCAAAAACCCGCAAACAACAATCGCAAAAACTGTTCAGAAATTTGCTGTTTTTTTCTCTGGATCGCTCTCTGAGAGGGGGTAAACTGCCTGATAATGGCAGAATACTGCTAAAAGTAGTGGCGGGAGTGACGGGACTCGAACCCGTAAAATTGACCATTGATAACCTATAATTACTATATTAATTATGTTTTACTATAGATAACTTTTATAAACTATCAATAACTTCTTCTCTAATTATTCTCTGAAATTTACATCCTTTTATAAATTTCTTTCTCTAATTTTCTCTGAGATTAGTACATAGATTTTTTAGAACGAGATTTCGTTGACGGCCTTACTACTGAGCCACCAAGTTTTTTAGGGTTGCCAGAACCAGCAGCTTTATTACCTGATACACTAGTCTTTTTCTTTTTGGATTTAGCACCCATTAAAATAGATTTAGTTCCCATCATAGTTTACTCCTTTTATAATTAAGAAAATCCGCAGCAGTTTTTACTGACGGAAAAGTTGTTATGAAATCAATTCGACTTTCAGCTCTTGGATCAATCACGCAACATATACTTTGGCCATATTGCATTTCTTCATAGCCTAATTTTTTTCCGTAATGATCAAAGTGTTTATATCCACGAGCTCTTATTGTATGACATACTCGATCATGACCTGGCTGTTCAAAAGTTGAAGTCATCCAAGTATGGGTATGACCACCAGCAATGATATCGTATTTAGACATAAACATTGCAGCTTTAGTCTGACCAAAGTTTGCAGCATATTGTGATCTACCAGGATGGTCATGAGCAGCATGAATTTTACAAGATACATTATTAGTAAATTGTATATCTAAACTTGCAGCCCACTCTTCATAAATAGTTTTTGGCTCTTTCATCCACTCTAAAATATCACCATAGCTTTCATGAAATAAATCATGGTTACCAGCTATCGCTACTAAGAATTGATCACCAAGTCCGTTCTCTTTACCTAAGAAATATTCAACGAGCCGCCAAGTTTGATTTACCGTAACAGGACTATTAGCATATAGCTTGCACAAATATCCTATCCAGGCATCAGTTGTATCTCCTAAATTTATAACTTTCATTCCATCGGTATTACGAATAATTTGCACATCATCCATAAAACTTTCAATGTTCATTCCTGGGTTTCCAATATGTGGATCACCCATAAAAACAATACAGATAGGTTTGTCATGATTAACCTTAATTGGCATAAGGTCTCTTTCGTCTTTTGCTCTTTTATTATTCTTATAATTTTCGAGCATCCGTTCTACAGTTTTTTCAACGGGCTCTTCAGGATCAAATGGTGGTTTAATATCAAACTCGTCATTATCGTTTTCACCTAAAACATCAAATGCTCTATTTAGTCTGTTGTAAAATGTTGCATAAGACATTCCAGCTGATAAAGCTGCTTTGCCTATACTCTTACCATGTTCCTTCCATAATGATATTGCTTGATTTAAATCTTTATTATTTAAACCTGGTCTTCCTCTTCCTAATGTTTTACTCAAGATACTCTCCTTATTCTAATTCAAACTCTAAGTTGACTTCTTGATCATTGTTCACCTCAATTACATAATTGCAGTCTGTGCTCGCACACCTCAAACCAACAATTTCCATTTCAGCTCCAGTAATATTAAATTCCAAATACTGAGCTTCAACAAAATAATTGATACCTCCACACTCTGGGCATGAGACCATGTGCTTTGGGTACATTTCTAGTACATTTTTATTTGCCATTTTATCCTCATTTATGGGGTTACTTTAGTATTGGGGAGAGTTTAAAAAGCTCTGTATGAGCTTCTATGACGGTCAATTTTTTTGATTTCTGTTAATATTTATGTTTTCTGCTACCTTTTCAAAACTTCTACCAGCTACATAGCCTGTCGTTCCAATGGTTAAAAGTGTCCACATTTCTTGAGGTAGATCAATTTGAAGAGGGTAAGTTTGTCCGTACAATAACAAAGCAACAACATTTAACAATGCTGCTATTAAATAGTTCCAGGCAATTATTGAAATGATTACTAACATGAGAAGAGGTCTCCAGTTAGCAGTTAGCCAATGCTCAGATTTTGCTTCAGCCAAAATAATTTGAGTTGCCCCTTTCTCTAAAACTGCTGAATTTTTTATTAACTCTAAATTTATTGCAGCTTCAATCTCTTTAACTTTTTGTTTGTCTTCAGGTAATACTCTCTCTAGCACCGTTGATATTAATGGTGAAAATAAACTTAGTAATGATGTAAACATTTTATAAATCAAATAATATTGCTAATAATAAAGAGATAATACCAACAGCTGATGAACCTATTAAATACTCTAATCTTTTAACACGGCCTAAAGTTTCTATTGATAGGCTTTCACATGATCGTTGGTGATCTTTAAGAGCTTGTTCTAGGACCGCTACTTTCTTGTCTATATCTGCAACAGTTGTTTTAGGCATTATGGAGCATCCACTTGTGTAACTTCGCCTGTTGCACTTACTATTGTTTTGCTTCCATCTTGATAGGTTATAGTTCTTCCCAAGTTACCAGATGGCTCTGGCATTTCTTGTCCTTCTTCTGTTGGAGGTACAAAAGGATCTTCCTCTACATTAGAAACAACAAATTTAGGATTTAAAGTAAAACCATCTTCAGGTGTATAACAATATTTAAAACTTTCAAAATCTTCTGGTAAGTCATGTGATGCACCCATATGTATGTCTGCATTTTCTAAATTTAGGTCTGAATAAAAAAAGAAGAATTGATTTACTTCGTCTGATTTAAGACCAATTTTTTTTTGATCACCTTCATTTGTATGTTCTTCAATAGTAATTCCATCTTCAACATTACAAACCACTTGATTTGCTTCTTTCATTGTTAATAAATTTGGCATCATTATCTCCTATAAAAAATCTGGTTTAGTTGGAAACTCAACATCTGGAAAACCTTCTTGTGCTGGTAAATCTCTTAATGCTTGTCGATATGTTGTAGCTTCTGTTTTTTGTTCTTCCGTTAAAGAATTATCGGACAACATAGTCCAATCACTTTCTAGTAAAAGATTATTTCTTTGTCCTTTTTTATTATAAATTTCATTCGTTAATGTGTTTGGGTCTTCTTTATTATCTATTTCAATCGTAATAAATTTTTTGTTGGTTACATCATATACTTGTTCTTGTGCCATAAACTTATCCTTTAACTATTGCGTAAACTGAAATTATACCTTCGACAAATGTTCCACTTGAAGGGTAAATATAAAATTGAGAAATATAATCTGAATTGGTAAAAGAGTTTGCACTACCTCCCACACCCATATCAGTCATCATATAAGCTTGGGTACTTCCATGTCTTTGTGTTGCTTGGTATCTGTAACCTAAATTTTTAAAATTATTTTCCCAATGAATATCAAAAGCTAATCTTGGAGAATAATCGCCAGCATTATAAGTTTGAATTGGCTGTTGACTTCCGACATATAAATTATTACCCACCATACCAAATTGTAAATAATCAGACCAATCGTGTGTTTCATTTGATGTTGCAGATCCACTATAGGCAACAAAGTTAGCAGTCCTTACTGTATTGCCTGTCATAATAGTTGACCCATTGTGATATGGCTTTATTCGTAATCTTGCGTCTGCGCTAAAACCAACACCAACCCCATACATATGATAACCTCTAACATCAGCTCTATTGACAGAAGCTGGTAGTGATATAATTACACTATCTGCAACACCACTATCTCGTCTAAAATCTACAGCACCACAAAATACTCTTGATGTGTCTGCTAAAGCACCAGCACCCCCACCACCAGAAACTTCTTTTGAAGGTAATCTTAGGTTAGTTGTGTGGATAGCTTCACCGACAAATGGGTTATCAGGATCATTGTAAATACTTGCATCTGGAGTTGTAGCTGTAGACAATGCTCCTGTTGAGCTTACATAATATTTTGTACCATGTGTTAAAGATGATTGGTTTTGTTCAATACTTTCACTATCAAATGGTAACACTGCAATTGTACTACCAGCACTACCAGCTTTTTGAGCAAATCCAAAAGCTAATGCTTTATTTGTACTGTTTGTCGTTAAGGTATGAGGAATGTTACCAGCACTATAATAAGAGTTTTGAGCATCTGCGGAAAGTGATGAATATGTTGAAGTATCAGTGTCGTTTATCTGTAACCATTTACCAGCATTAGCACTTGTAATACTTGAAATAGACATAGTATCAACAATAGCAAGTGATCTACCAAATTGCCATGCGCTACTATTACCACCACCACTTACATAAGCATCTTCTGTAATACCTGTTCCACTTGGACTATAGATACGCATAAATTGACCTTGACCAACTCTATTTAACTCGCCTGAATATGGAACAATGTAGACATCATTTAGATAGTCATAATGAAAAGATTGTACAGGCGCAGTTGAATATGTACCATCGCTGGTACTTTGTCCTCTAACAGTTTGAATTGTTAAAGATGATGCTCCCATACTTATAGCAAACCATCTAGCACCATAAGATGTATTTGGTGAAAAATAGACATGTCTGTAGGAAAATAAAACTCTACCTTTACCATCAGCTTTTTGGAATGTACCATCCCAATTGTTATTATTATCAAATGTTCCACTGTTATTATCTGTTGTTAATTGTTCTGTGTATTGTGCTGTCCATGTAGGAGAGTTTGCTGTTCCTGTATTTTCCCACACAGTAAATCTATTTCGTCTATTATTATCTAACCAAAAAGTACCAAGCCTTTCTGTTGTATAATCATACATAACTCGAACAGGTCTAGGAATTGATGTAAGTTGTGATGGGTTTCCATTTATATTTGTAAAATATTGTTTACTTAAATAACTGCCTGTATAGGCTGAGCCTGTCCATTCTAATTCATAAGTTGATAGTACAAAATATGATGCATAGGGAGGAGAATAATTTACATAATGTTGACCAGCACTAATTAATTTTGCTTTATCAGTTGTCATACTTATTACAGAAGTATCAGTTGTAAAATAAGCATCTGATGTAGCATTTGGCATACCAGATGGTCCTTCAAGTATTTGTCGTCTTGGGTAAAGAGTAACATGGTCATTAGCATCAATAGTCATAGGTGTTACATATCTTGCTTGATTTCCACTACTTCCATTATAATGATAAATAATTAAATAAGTTCCACCAGCTGATGCATTCATATTTTTGTGCCAACGAACATAATGAAGACTTGCACTTCCGTTAAATTGACCTCCAGTTCCTGTAAAAGCTGTGCCACTTGTGTAAGTGCTATCTGGGGTAGACAAACTTCTGTTTTCTCCTGTATGTGTTGACCAAGTTGATGACGCACTATCGTAATTAAAAATTTGAATACGAGTATGACCTTGCGCCTGATAAACAAAAACATATTTACCACTGTCATTTGCTACACCATGAGAATGAGCTGGGTATCGTGCATGGTAAGCTGAGTTGGAATTAGCAAAATCATATGTACCACTTGGCATAGCAGTATTAACTGT